CTTTGGGGTTCACCAATTGCCACAGTTTGTCCATATCCACCAAAGGATTCGGCAAACATGATTGACCAAGTGTCACCGTTTTCGGTATCTGCAGAAAAATAATTAGTAACTAACGCATCTTGATATAACTCAGGTGAGGAAAGATTGGTCAATATACCAGTACCTGATATATTTTGGCCTTCATTTCTTGATGTCTTCAACTCTTGCTTACAATCACAAGCCTGACATTCAGGATAAGTAATCATTGGGAGTCTGATGGTATAATCTTTTTTGTCACAATTTATACCTAATCGTCTACATATCCATCTGAAAGGTCTTACTTTAATAATTGGTATTTTTATTCCACAAATCCAACATAATGCCTGAATTAGAGCATTATATAACCAAATCAAAATATGTGCAACACCTAATAGTATTAACCCAACTGGTTGTAAAACTGTAAAAATAATAGAAAACAAAAAGAATAATAAATCAAAGTTTCTAAACCCATCATTTACAGGAAATTTATTTATTGTACTATCACATTCATCACTATCTATTTCTTTAATTCCTATAAACCTACCTTTGGCCCCGTATTTATATTCGTCAATTAATGAAGACACCGTATATACTCTATTATATTGAAATTGATAGAATGTGTCCTCACAATCTATAATTTCATTTAATCTATCTGTTTTTTTTGTAGCTGAAAATCCGTTAGTATATCCACTCCAAGCCAAACCAAAATAATAAGAACTTTCTTGTTGATTAAGTTCGTCTGTAGTATTTGGTGGTTGTGTTGAGCCTCCCCAACCATATTCTTTAACATTTGGGACTAAGTAATACGCTCTTCTTGTTTGAAGGGTTAAATCATTAGGTTGTGTCCATTTAACTTTAAATCTATATTTTGCCTTGGTTGGTATTCCAACAGTAGGGTCATTTGATAAAACTTTTTCCCCAAACTCATTCGTAATGAAATAATCCAAATTCATCGGAAGTTCGGTTAACCAAGTTCCATTTCCATCAACAACGTTTCCAGCCTGTTCTAATTCGTGAACTTCAAGAACGGGATTTCCATCTTCGTCTTGTTGGATTGTTTGTCTTATTGCCAATATTTGTCCTGGACTAGAGATTAAACCGCAAAGGTTTCCCATATTATCTCTTGGACTACAATTGGCCCTAACTCTCATATTATCTGGAGATGAAAACATTGACCCCATGAATACCGATGTTGGTTGAATATCAACATTTGCATCATCTCTCAAATCAAAATCTAATCTATTAATTGATATTTGGCAAACTTCTGGGTCTCCCCATAATGGCGATATTTCCGCATTTTTATTTAAACTAATTAACTGAGGTAAAGAATTTAAATCGTTTGAAGTCCTAAATTTATTACCAGCAACTTGTGCTTCGGTTGCCAACCCCATTCTTATTAAATCTTGAGGTGTTAGTGAAAATTCCCCAATATCAGAAAGGTCAACATCCATAACCACGGTTTGGTCCCCAAGAGGCACTCCCATAATCATGTAATCACCACTTTCGTTGGTTTTTGATGTGAATCTATAATACTTGTCATAAATTTCTACCGCAGTATCCCCTGTTAATACATCCGCTCTTGATGGAAGAGTCCCTGTTGCAGCATGCTTAGAATAAGATGGAACGTATGGTAAAAGATTGTATCTATACCCGTCTTCATTTTTATCGTTAGGTGATTTGTATGGGTATATACTTGTAACAAGTGGGTTTGATTGGTCAACTTGTTCAATAGGAATAAAAATAGAAACTCTTGCATTTGGAATACCAAAACCATTGTTTGCAGTAACTCTACCAACTAAAACACCATAGTCCGCACAACTTCTTGTATAGATGTCCGTTTGTTGTATTTTAAGAGATAAAATTTCTAAGAACTCAAACTCTTGGTCTAATTGTATATTAATTGACTTATTAATACCAAGCTCGGTCTTAATTCTATATGAGTCACCCATGTAATGTCTTTAGTTTATAAATAGTTTATGTGTACTTTTTAAAGTATGGATACACACATTATAAATTATAAACCAAACCCTCAGAGAATAAACCTATTAAGAGAATGTAATAGATTGGAAGTTTTTAACGGAAACTTTAATATCCTTATTTGGATATCTAATTTGATAAACTTGTGATGGTTGAGCAAAAATTGTGTCGTCAACTGGTGCAATCTCTTTAGTTTCAGGGTCTGAATATACCATAGAAGTTTCTGCTGAAGAATATTGTCCACCAACATTGTTAAACACTTTAATTCCAGCAACTGTTAATACACCACTTTGATTTTGAACAATACTTTGTAATTCAGAAAGATAAACATTTTGTCCCAACTCTCTGATTTGTGGGTCAAAGTAACCTGATATTCTATCTACAACGTCTGCAATAATTTGTCCTGAGTTTTGTGCGGAGTCTAAAACAATTGAAACTTCAACACTTAGGTCAATAACCTCAGCGGTTAAAATAGATATGTAGTCGTTCATCATTCTATAGTTAGAAAGATATGTTGCAACATTTTGTCTTAAAGTATTTGATACAATGTTTGTTAATTTACCAGAGGTATCATATGACAACAGTTGAATAAGTATTTTGTTATTGTCTTCAGTGATTGATACTTTTGCAGGTGCCCCAAATTCCGCTGGCATATTTCTGATTATTGATTCATAATCTTGAACTGTTACCGCTCTTTTTTGTGCCGAGAAATTAAATGAAACATAGTTTCTTATTTCTTCTAAAGATGGTAGTCCCGCACCTCCAATAGCTGCAGTTACGTTATTACATCTTAATGAATTCACAACTGAAGAGTTTGTAAGTTCTGATGGACCATTAACAAAAAACGAAACTGTACCAATTTGGTTGATTACGTTTGTTCCTAAGTTAGTCCCTAATCCTCCTCCAACTCTATATTGAATAAACAAGGTTGAGTTTGGTATTAGTGCCGAACCTAAAGATAAGTTGTTTGAATATCTTTGTAGGTCTAATGTTGTACCTAATGTTGTAAATTGATTTAAAGCATCTTGAGCCGTGTTGGTTCCTCCACCAAAGGTCATTTTTTTGAATCCTTCAGGGGTGTATTCACTTATAAATCTATTAGATGTTTGAATATACTTACCAACTTTAATACCTGGTTGGTCTGATACTTTAGTTGGGTCTTCAATGAAAACTCTGTCTTCAGCTAAAGCGTCAACCTCATACCATTTATTTGAAGGGCTTAAAAATTCTGCCGTTGTTGGTACATTTGTATATTCGGTACCACTTTTTAATAATACACTAGTAATACCTAATACGTTTTTCTCAGGTAAGAATAACTCAAAGAATGGCTTAACGTCATTTGGAGTAATAACTCTTTTAAAAACTTTTGTAATACCATTAACAACCAATTCTCTTTTAGTAATTGTGTAGTTAATTAAAACATTATTAGCGTTAAAGTTTGGTATTTTTAACCTATTTGGAAAACCTTGAGCGTTGTATGGTGATGTAAAATCAACATCATATATATTTTCAAATATGATTCCAGCCCCTGAAACTTGAGACCCTCTTGCAAGAATTCCTAAGTATCTCTCATCTTCTTTATCCCCAAACGCAGGAACAGTTATTGAGAAATCAACTAAAGACACCGAAGGTCTTTGACCAGGAATTTTTAATCCATAGGTTCTAGCTATATTATAGATAGATGACCTTTGTTGTGCATATTGAAGAACAGTTTCCTGAATACTTCTATCAATATGATAATGTAGGTTATCTGCAACCGCAGCATTCAAATCAATAAACACGGAGAATACTGAGGCATCATTAAAGTCCTGAATTAATTCAGGATAGTATGTTTTACAATAATTGAGTAACTCAGTTCTTATTCCCTGATAATCTCTGGTTGTATATGAAATTTTACGATTTGCCATCTATATTAAATATTAATTATAACAAAATCACTTTGAGCAAAAGTTGTTCTGTTGTTAGAATAGTCTATTCTAATTTTAGCGGTATATTCTGATGTCCCTTTACCAGGAAGTCTATATATTGGTGATTCACTTGTTCCTACCGTGTTTTCTCCTAACATAGTGTCAACTTCTTCCATTGGGTCTGCTGGGGTAATTGTTATTTGATTCAATAATAAATTTGGCATATAAGCTTGAACGGCATCTCTTATGTCTGACTGAATGGCGTCAAAAGTTAATCCGTCAAAAGGTTCAAATAAAAACTCATACAATCTTGTTCCAAAATCAGGTAAAAAATATCTACTACCTTTTCTAGTTAATAAAAGATGTATTAAGTCCGCCTTGATTTCTTGAGACTCTAATTGAGTAAGTTCTAAGTAGTCACCCCTTCTAGAATCTCTAAAAGGGAAATTAAGACCATATGTAATTCCATCTGCCATATACCATAAATATACTTGGATTATTTTTTTACTAAAGAGGTATTACCTTTTTGATACTTTGGTTCATAAGGGCAATTTAAACATCCTTTACCACAACAAAAACCTCTATTAATGTGGTATGATTCTGTAAAAACAATTAATCCTTTATCATTATAGTAAAAATCAGAAGGGAGAAGTTTTTTAGGCTTCTCCCTTCCGTTATTTTGTTCGTTCATATTATACGAATTTTACTTCACAAGCCCCTCCAGCACAAGCCACTTCACCACTCAAGTCTGTATCATCATCTAATTCAACAATTTTAGATAAATCAACATCATGTAATGTTTTCATAAGCTCTTCGTACTTTTCTTTAGTACAATCTTCAAACGGTGCTTGGATATAACTTCCTCCGTCGTATGGTAGAACTGATAATCCGTTGTATGCATCTTTGTTCTCCCACATCCACTCACCAACCGCAGGCCATTCGTGTTCACGAACTGAAATGGTTGCAGATACATTGTGAGCATTTGAACCACTTCTGTGACCTGGTTTAATCCATTCTTGTTGAACTTTCTTCACTCTCTCCAATAATTGGATTGGTGATTCATTTCTTAAGATTGAACCTTCAGGTGATTTTTGTGGTATTCCAATAACCGCTGTGTCGTGTGGTCTGAAGTATTCATCTTCCACCAACTCAGGGTGATTTTCTTTTAAATGAGAATAGATTGCTTCGTTTTTACCAACTCTTACTCTTCTAATATAATAGTCGTTGTGCCATGCGTGGATACCACTTGATGTACCTAATGTTAAAGAAGTTGTTCCCGCAGGTTTAACTGTTGTTGTTCTTGCTGCTGGGTTAATACCAAGTAAGTCGGCAACTCTTTTGTTTTCGTCTTTTACAACTTTAGCGGCCGCTTTCATGTTTAATCCAAGAACCGCACCTGAACCAATACCTGTCATTGAAATTCCAATTAAAGCGTCTTTTTCAGTTGTTCTTTGCCATATAGGTCTTAAGTAGTGGAAATCAGTATATCCCGCCTGTAGTGTTCCGATGAACGTAGCCGCTCTAACTCTATCTTCATAATCTTCTTGAGATACAACGTTTGATACGTTAACCTCTGTAAGGTTACAGAATTGGAATGGTCT